ATCACCGCAAGCTCAGTCAAATAGTTAATAAGTACATCTTGATCTTTAGTTTCAGGAAAGGCATCAGTTAAATCAGTATTTAATACTTTAACCCAAACTTTACCAACAATACTAAGATCTGCGTTCACTATAATACTTTTAGAAGTATATTTATATCTAGACTGTATAGCAGAAATTACATCATTCTTTGTTACAATTCTATTTTGACTTGCAAATGTTCTTGGAACTGTAAGTTTCATTTCATCTATGTTTACTTTATTTAGGCCTCCACTTGATGTGGCAGGTTGAATCAAACCTCCAGAAATATTAGTTGTTGCTGAAGTTGGTATGCTCGGTACGGTCGGGAAGGAGAAAGAAGATGCTCCATTTCCTACTGATCCTGATGATACCAAGTATGAAACAACCACTTCTGAATTTCTATCAAGTCTCGTTCCCACAATTCTAGACGCAAAAATTATGTCAAAACCAGATATTACATTCTCTAAAAAATACACATTACTATTTTCATATACATCCGAATCTGTAGAATTTCCTCGTTTGTATTCTACTCCATCAACAAAAACTCTTAATGTACGAATATCCATATTCGAATCAGGAATGAATGAAGATTGTTTTTCTAAATTAACATTAAGTCGTTGATCTATTACAGCACGTTGAGCTTCATATGCAGTGAAAGTTGCTTCACCATCATCAAGAGAGTTTGTTCTTGCAATAATATCATTTATATTGTAAAAGTTTACTATTGTATTATCTGTCTTTGTTGCAGTTATTCTAGAATATGCCACAGCACCAGAATCGGTTGGTATTGATGACAGCGTAAGGGTTACGGATGCTGCTGTTTTATTTTGAACAGTATAACCATGCAATTTCGCATGTGAAACTACAGATTCTAACTTTTGTGCAGAATCCAAAAACATTTCATTTACTAGAATATTTTGAAACAACATATGATAATGTGTGTTATATGCCAAAATATCAATTATAGAGGATAATGCTGATCCTTCAAAATCAAAATCACTAAAATCGGATTTTGATTTTATGTAATTTTTTATATTATCAAATATCTGCTGATATTCTAATTCATTTAAGTTAATGGGTGGTATTGTCATATTTTCCTCTGTTTCAATAACCAGATGAACTGGTGGAACTAACCGAAGTTGTTTCTGTTACTGCGTCTCCATTAGATAGGGTATGATCATATGATATGTTAAGTTTCATTTCTTCGTTTTTAGTAGAAAAATTAACATCAGTTACTGTAACTCTTGGTTCATGTACACTCAAGCTATTTTGAACATCATTCGCAACTGGAAGTGTATCGACTGATGATGGTTCAAATAATAATCGTTGAACTGCAGAACCAAATTCATAACTAAATGATCGTTCTCCCTTTAGTGTGAGAATGATATTTTTAATAGACTGTTTAATAGCATTGGAGTCTTGAACAATATTTAAGTCTCCAGTGAATGTATTTCTACTGAATTTAAAATCTATATCTTTATACTTTGCCATAAAGGTATATATTCCTTTTTAATAACCAGATCCAGAGGAAGGTGGTGTGTATGGAGTGCTTGGTGTTGATGGAGTGGTTGGTAGTGGGGTCGTGGACTCTGTGGTATCGGATTCTGTGGTAGTAGTCGTAGAATCGCTCTGCGTTGATTGTGTGTCCTCTGTGATAACGCTGGTAGTTGATGTGGTTTGTTGCAATACACCGGGAATCAAAGGACTGCTAGTACTACTACCCGAACTTCTAGAAGATATAGGAGAAAATCTAAGGGAAGATTCTGCACTTGAAGATGTTCCATAGTCTCCCTGTTCTTCGCCATTAAATGGTAAACCATCTCGTATTAATATCAGATCCATTTCGTGATAACTAACTGCATATATTCTATGCTGTACACTAGAAACCATCCATCTTCCATGAAATCTGGCATTTTTGTCTATAGATGTTACCAATCCATACTTTCTTGCTATGGAATCTATTTCTTCGAAACCCTGAGGGACATCATCAAGATCTAAAAATATTAGATCACCTGGACGTATGTTTAAATCACCCTTAACTGTAATTCCTACTTTCTGTGATTGTAGTGCCTCTTTATGTGCCTTTGAAATTATTGGTACATAACCAGGAGTATCCCAAAAAGTTGCTAATGACGAATTATATCTAAGATATTTGTTATAGTCTTCACCTACACATGGACAGTCGCAGCTCATGGGTGAGTTTGGATTATCCCAGTCACAACCCAACCAACTTTCACCGAGTTCACTTCCTATTGCATCACATTCAGAGCTGGCTTTTAATAACGAATCCATGTAAGAATCTGTTGGTTCGTCCATTGTATAACCACCTGATTCTTCGTATGCAGATTGAATTTCATTAATAGCATCTTCTTGACTTGTATGAAAACATGCAATACTATCAGGAAACAATTCATATGTTGGATTATTCCCACCAGTTGTGGTTTGATCATCTTCGTTTGATTCAGTTAAGCTCTTGTCTTCATATATGCCTTTAATTGTAACCCAAGTAGTTTCTTCATTTGTAGCAGACTCCATATTAATAATCATCACTGTATTACTACTAAATTCCCATATATGATCCAGAGCCCATTGCATAGTTACAGCTTTAGCTGAAGTTGGGATTAAATCTTTGCATGGACAATTGCAAAGAGGATCCTCTTCTGGACAGAATTCATTTGATACCGGACCCTCTGGATTTGCACAGGTATATTTTTTATTCATGGCATGAGATACCTCGATCTCTATCTGCTTCTTTTTAGGAATGTATTCTCTTAAAATTTGTATTAGAGTATCTGCCATTATTATCCTTCCAGTGTGCAAGAACCCTCACACTTACCATCATGTGCGTTTTGTGCAGAGAAGTAGTAAATACCTTTAGGACCTTTGGGGTATATATCCGACTCCGAATCATCGTGTCTGCCCTCTATCCCAAGTCTATAGATATCATCAAACGAAGCAAATTCTAATTTTACAACATGACCGATTGGTATTGCTTCACAATTCAACCCACCAATATAACCACCATCTTCACCGTCATTTCGTGCAATGGTTTTATATGATCCCACAGGCATGGTATCAAATCCATGTGGATAGTCTGTCCAGTTATCTCCCTGAGATGCGTTTATACCAGGTCCTACCATATATTGAATATTGTCTAGGTTATCGCCGGATGTATCTGTTACCACCTCAAAAGGATTTGCAACAAAATCTCCAGAGTCTACTGGTGTGTCTTGCCAGAAAATAGTAGATCTATCTGATGGACCAGACTTATCCGAACGTCCTTTTATGATATCTTTATAAGTGCCTTCATCTAATATAGGTCTATTCATTATTTCATTTAAATTATAAGCTCTACTACCAGCAACTAGACCAGTTCCACCCTTTGGTTTTTCTACTACTAGAAACGGAGAATATTGACTATTATGAAAAGCCAGAGTTATACCCTCTGCAGACACACCACCGACATCATCAAATAAATCTTTCACATAATCCCATGATATGGAACCAGTTATTCCTTCTGCAGTGACTCCTGGAGTTGATGAGAAAAAGTTTATAAGACCGGACAATTCACCAACAGCTATTTCTTCTTCTTCTACGGGATTTTCTGCAACATATGGAAAATATTTTGCGACTCTTGTGTTATGGGGTTCTCTAGAGATGTGGTCAGGAGGAAGTAGCTGTAATGAATTTAATCCAGCTAATCCTATTAATGTATTATCCCACGGATTGACTCCATTGTAATCATCTATTTTATGTCCAAAAATGAAACCAATAGCAGCCTTTGGTATTATACACACTTCTGCCCAATCATACTCAAACACATTAGATGCACCTGCAAGTTTTTTATGACCCTTTAGTATTGCAAATGTAGTTGTTTTTGCCGCTTCTGTTTCCGGAACCTCACAACAAACTGAGTAACGATAAAGATTCCATCTTTCTTTATAATTCATAGCCTGCTTATATTGATTCTTTGCATTGAAAGTATCTGATTTTATCTTTGTAATTTTTTTCAGATTTTTGTAATCTGCATTTAAATCTGCAATGTCACCTACTTTAACGCAGTCAAACATTTCCTGAAAAATATCATCCTGATAGCTATTATAGTCGGTTAAATTATCAATATCTTCAGAAGTTTGATTGCTTGTAGACTCAGTTCCAGACTCTCCTAGAGGACCTTCTGCATTTTTATCTCTACCAGAACCTACTATTTCATCTATAGATCTGTAATTGTTAAATTTTCTCTGATCATACCAACCGAATAAATAATCTTTCACTTCAAGTTCATTATTTGCCTTGTCTTCTATCCATTCAGACAAAACTTTATTTTCTAACGTAGGAGGAAGGAATTTTAATGGTTCTATAATTCCATTATAATCTGTGCCATAATTAAACTTGTATGTACTTTTAACATATTTTTCATCATCACCCAAAAATCTAGAATATACATCAGAATAATTTAGTTCTGTTCTAGTGTGGTATGCATACATCACTCCACTTGAAAATGCTTTATTTATAGAAAAATCTGAAATTGGATCTATCTTTAATATTCTTTTGGGATCTTTGAAATCTAGCGATAATTTAAAAGTTTTAATTCCTTTTACGGTGGAATCCGCTGTCATTTTTGTAGCAGACTTAAAATGCCAGCCAAACAAATCTTGCCAGAAAAAGTAATTACACCAACCAAAAGGACTATATGATTCTGGAACATCTCCGGGTGTAGGAGGTCCTACTATACCACCATTATCAGATTTCCAGGCATAACTAGTGCAATATTGAATCAATTGCAATAAGTTCATATTTTTTGTTAGTTTTCTAGAAGGATACGTAAACCTATTGGGAGATAAAAACACACTATTGTCTGTTTTTTCTATATCAAATGAATCTTCTGGAAAATATGTTTCTGCAATTTTGTTTACCAGACCTGGTATCTGTTCTTCTTCACCCGGTTCTGGTGGACCTTCTATTTCTACTACTGGATCAGAAGATATTTTTCCTAAAAATCCTAACGGAAAAGGAGTTGCTAGATTAAACACATCACCTTCTTGTTTGCCACAAAACTTTAAAGTAAGACTTCTGGCAGTGAAACCTTCAGGTGTTTTACTTGTATCTGTAATATCACTGGTATCATTAAAATCATATAATCTAAATTCAGGAGAATTCAAGACAAATGGTGTATCGTCTCCGGATTCAGTTTCAGATGGAGACTCTAAAACAAACTGAATAGTTTCAGTTCCAATCAATTGAAGTGCTTCTATTTCTCCTCTAGTACCATCTATTATAACCTCACCACGAACTGATGTAGATCCTAAAGATTCTACCATGTTAACAAAACCAAAACCCAATTTACCACCTACAGTTTGTTTTTCTAGATCAATTAATATATCTCCGGTTTCGTCTTTTATTAAAACCTTTTTTACATTAATTTCTGATAAATTTGTTATGTACTTTGTCATATTATTATGTTACCGTAATTTCCTGTCCTCTTCTGAAATTACTTCTCAACATTTCAACAACAAAACTGTTTAATGTAAATGCTCGTTCAACAGAAAGATATTTAATGGAATTTGCAACTGTATTATTCTGTACTTCATTTTTCTTTAATGTATGAATATATAATTCAGACAAAGGTGATGGTAATGATTCTGAACTGGTATTGGCTAACTGATACAAAACTGTTCCTGAAGTTGGTCCTGTGATTGCAAAATCATATTCAGCAGTAAAATTAGATCCACTCACAATCTGATACGGAGAAATATCTCTACCATTCAATCCATCTTCATATAGACCTAAAATCATATCTGTTTCATCTTCAACTCTACCAATGAATAAAGAAGTCAGAGGACTATTATAGTCATACTTACCTCCAAGAGAAATCCAAGAGTCTTGGTTTTTTCTCCTGACTTCTAATCTTGTATTATAAAAATTAGAAGCAGAAAATCCTGCAGTTGCTCCGTCATTTTCATACTCTTTTTCTAGAATTATTCGTCTAAATTTAGAATCATATTCTTTCACTATACCCGCAGCTCTCCACATAGTTATTCCCGGAGAAGTTTCCGGTCTTGCGGCAGTAGCTCCGTGTACAGTATACAAGATAACCATATCACCTTTTATGATTTTGTTTGCATCAACAGCATCTTTTATATAATAAACTTTACCTGGATATCTAGTTGATAAGTTAGATTCAAACTTACTCTGTGGTATCGGACATGAACTAAAGGAATCAATATTATTTAAGTAGAGTAAAGTCCAGTATAATGAAGGTTTGTTTCCGTATAACTCATGACTCAAGTTTTCTACTTTATTTGTATAAACACCATTAATTTTATTTAAAATATCAGTATTTTCTTTTGTTTTATCTGATATAACAAAAGTTTTAAGTATATTGAATGTCTCTACGTCATCACCGGATGGTAAAGTAAATTTTGTTTTTGGAAAATTTTTAATAAAGCTCATGTGTTACCTCAATCTGCGGATACGTTACCCGAAGATGCCTCTGCGTAAATTTCAGATCTACATGCAAGTCTAGGAACTGTAATATTTCCGTATGAAACATATTGATTTTCTATTACTGCTAGTGGTTCCATATCAGCCAATTCTAGCCGCAATCTAGTTATTATTGGGTATGTGTATGCACCATTAACCAACACACTTTTCATTTCATGTGAAGACTCGACTTTACGTAAAATTAAAAGTTTTGGTTGTCCGAGTGCAGCCAATGGCGGTGAATTGTTTATATTTGCAATTCCTCCATCACCATCAAGTTTTACATGTTGCATAACAAAAACTGGTGGAGTATGGATCAAATCTCGTCTAGAAACTTCATCGTCGAATGATCTAGGAAAAGACCATGCTTCTAGATCAGCTAGTATTTGAAGTATACCATTAGGACCATATACATCTGCAGGTTCTTTCGCAACAAATTCGTAATCTAAAACGTAGGATCGTTCTACAGTACCACCATATTTTAGTTCTTGAGAGGACATACCAACTACAGGCTCGTCACCCATTTCCGCTTTCAATCCTTGCATAAAATCTTCCATTGCAGGAATCATAGAAACTGCACCTGCTATCTGAGCTGCAACTCCACTCAAATAACCTATACCACCAATTGCCTGACCCATAGTGTCTGAAACACCGGGAATAGATGTTCCTAGTGATGACATCATTCCAGCGGAAGCTAATGAAACATTTGCTGCATCCATCTGAGTTTGCCTATTCTGTGCTCTACCTTTAGCGTAAGCATATGCGACTGATTGTTCTACTACCTGATAATTGTGAGCAACCATTCTTCCAATAGTTTGTGGCATAGGAATAAACCACGTTTTTATTAGTTTAGTTCCTCTACCAGTAGCTACATTTGCTCTTTCAAATAAAGTATTGGCTTTATATGCCTGTAACCTTATATAATCTGTAAATGTATCTACTCTGGTGGTAGGTGAAAGTGCAATTGATGTTTCTGCCATTATTAGCCCCCTCTGCTATATATAGATATGGCATATAAATCAAAATACCTACCAGAAAATAAAGAAAAATATGTAGGAAACTTTGAAAAAATTGTGTGTAGATCTACGTGGGAACGTAAAATGTGTAAATATTTAGATCTAAACGAAAATGTCATAAACTGGGGTTCAGAAGAACTTAAAATACCTTACTACTCACCAGTTGATAAAAAATGGCACAACTACTATCCAGATTTTTTGACAAAAATAAAAGACAAGGAAGGTACTGTAAAAACGTATTTAATAGAAGTAAAGCCAAAAAAGCAAACAAAG